GAGGCGTTAGCTAATCAATGGGACACTAAGGCTCTATCAGAATGGATGGATATACCCGAAGAATGGGGTTTTGAGCCGGAGCTATCCCCTACATTTAGCGATGAAAGTATAACGCAGGAAGAGATAGAGAGCAAAGCTAGAGAGCTAGCAGAGCAGATGGTTAAGGAAATAACATATAAAGAAATAATGTGTCCCGCTTGTGGCCACGAATTTGAGATAGGAGAATAATGTTAAAAAATATAGAACAAGTACAACAAGCACTTGAAGATAACGTTTGGACATTTGCTAAAACGATGGCTTCAATACCTCACGAATGGTCTATTAAAAAGAAATGGAAAAGCGCCGGACTTTATGAGGCTTGTTTTCATTACATAAATAAAAACGGTGTTACAGAATATTTTTATAGTAAGCCTTTCAAATATCTATATGTAGGAGATTATAAGTATTGGGCAATGACAGATAATGTTAATGAATCGTATATAATCAATCGAGCAAAAGTTTAATGCAGGTTGTAATACAAGCGGTAGAGCAAAGACGTAGATTTGTAGAAAATATACAATCTAAACTGCTAGGAGCTATAGCTTCGTATGATAATAGCGGTACACCCATTGAGGGATTTAGTAAAACTCTAGATATACCTATTGATACAGACTACCGATTGCATGTACAAGATGATATTATAATAGCTAACGGTTTATATGATTACTTACCTAAACTAGAAGAAGAGATGCGTGTAAATAATATGAAGTGTCTTGCTTTGTATGTTCCAAATCAAAAGAAGTTACACGAAGCTCATAGTCAAGGCAAACAATACGAGACAACAGATAGAGTATGGATACAAGGAATTATCTTTCACAAGGACATAGTAGAAGCTCTTAGACTCGATATAAAAACAACCAAAGAGGTTAAACACGACGATGTATTTGTAAGAGATGTATTAAAAAAACTAAAGATTAAGGCGTATGTACATTTGCCCGGGTTAGTGCAACACAATGTTTGGCTAGGTTCTGTTGTAGGACACGCTAAAACATCTCAAAGAATGAGTACAGTATTTGATATAAATTTTATAAAGAAAGTATAATGTATCATTCAGCGTTGAAAAGCTTTAAACAACACGATACCGAATCTTTCGGGTTTATAATAGGCAATATACACGCATTATTATTCGATATAGAAAATGATACTATACCGACGGTATTTTATGACGCAGAATTTGTATACCTAGAGTTTCCATATAGAAGCGGTTACGATGTTTTTAATGATAGAGTAAACAAGAAAGGTGTAGGATTCGGGTATCTACAATTAAAGACACTTGAGATATTAGAGAAGCTAAATAAGCCATTCTATATAATTGCAGAAAAGAGAATGCCTATCCTTAAACCGCTTTTAATTAATAAGATATACTACTCTGCACATAAATCCGACACCTATCTATATTCTAATAAGCCTATAAAAGCTAAATCAACTAATGAGCTACAGTCATTACTTTTTGATATTTATAATGTCGGACTAGACTTTATGTGTGGATATGGTAATCTTGTAAATATGGCGCTCAAGCATAATAAAAAAATCATAATATCTGACTACAACCCTAAATGCTTAGGATACATATATGAGAATCTACAAAAAAAATAATGTCTGCGAAGAGGCTTATCTAAGAATAAGTAGATTGTTTGATGAGTTTGATAATGTAGTTATTGGAATAAGCGGGGGTAAGGATTCAAGCGTTGTGTATGAGATAGCATTAAGGGTAGCTACAGAAAAAAAGAGACTTCCGATTAATGTAATGTGGCTTGACCAAGAGGCAGAATGGCAGGGTACAGTAGATACTGTTAGCAAGATTATGAGTAGCCCGAATGTAAATCCTTTCTGGTTACAAATACCCATAGAGCTTACGAACAACGCTAATAGTACGGACAGGTATTCTTATGCTTGGCACGAAGATAATGCAGAAGATTGGATACACCCGCACGTAGAAATATCAATCAAAGAGAATGTATATGGGACTAACAGGTTTCACGATATATTTGAGGCCTTCATTAGATACCACTTTCCTAATGAAAAGGCTTGTTACATAGCCGGTATGCGAGCTGAAGAGAGTCCTATGAGATTATTAGCATTGACTCAACAACTAACCTATAAGGATATCACTTGGGGTAAAAGGCTAGACAAGAAACAGGAGCATTATACATTCTATCCTATTTATGATTGGAGCTATACCGATGTATGGAAATACCTGCATAGTAATAATGTAGAATATAATAGGGTATACGACGCTATGTATCAGCAAGGCGTGAATGTAAAAGATATGCGCATAAGTAATTTGCACCACGAGACGGCAATACAAAACCTTATGCTTGTACAAGAGATAGAGCCTAAGACTTGGAATAGGATTAGTAAACGTATTAAGGGCGCTAATACTATAAAACAACTTAGAGCTAATAGCTTTAAATGCCCAAAGAATATTCCGTATATGTTTAGCTCATGGAGGGATTACGCATACTTTTTAGCAGAGAAGATTGCCGGACAAAGTGAGTACTATGAGAAGCTTATAAACAGAATACAGAAATATGAAAAGATTTATGACGGCGATAATATAAAGGATGTATTTTATCGTAAGGTTATAGACACTATACTAGCTAGCGACTTTGACTTTACAAAGCTACATGGATGGACAACCTACGGTTCGGGGTTCTCTTATAAACGATTTAAACAAGGCAAATATATGCGACAAATGCTTGTTGATAGAAAGTATTTTACAGACGATGAATTACAAATATTACTAGAAGGGATAAAGAACGATGAAAAATAATATTCTAAGCGCCATATTTTATGATATAGACGATATGTCTAGCAAGTTCGATAGTATACCCGACTCTGAAAAGATAGAGGCTCTGAATCAAATTTCTAAATATCTACACGAGAAGCTCTCTCCGGTCAAGCAACCGATAAACAAAGTTCTTTGGATTCCTATAGAGAAGGTAGAGCCGAACGACTACAACCCGAACGCGGTAGCTAATAAAGAAATGAAGCTCTTGTATACATCAATACTTCACGATGGATACACGCAACCTATCGTAACTATATGGGACGAAGAGAAAGAGAAATACATTATTGTAGACGGATTTCATAGGTACTTTACCTGTAAGACTCAAGAGGATATACTAGAGCGGAACAAAGGTCATGTGCCTATCGTAGTTATTGAGAAAGATATAAACGACCGTATGGCTTCTACCGTTCGACACAATAGAGCCAGAGGGGAACATAGTATAACCGGAATGGGCAATATGGTATTCGAGTTATTGCAAAACGGATGGACGGATTCGGAGATATGCAACCACTTAGGTATGGAAGCAGAGGAGATACTAAAGCTAAAGCACATAACCGGATTTAGTAAGTTATTTGAGGACTCGGAATATCAGAAATCTTGGGAAACAAAAAGAATGATTAAATTACGACTTGAATACAATAATACAGACGAGAAACAGACTTAGTTATGGCATTTCCACACGACGGTAATAAATTCAAGAAAGGACAATCCGGCAATCCTAAAGGCAGACCTAAGGGAAGTTTAAATAGGTCTACTATAATAAGAAAGTGGCTACAAGCTGAAAGCGACTTTAAAAATCCTCTTACGGGTGAGATGGAGCGAATGACTTTAGAGGACTCAATAACTCTTAGCCAACTAGCTCAAGCCGGTAAGGGAAGCACTAACGCTTATAAAGCACTACTCGACTCTGCTTATGGTGCGCCTAAACAAGAAATAGAGACTACGGGTACTCAAGATGTCCACGCCTACATTGATTGGTTCGATACAGAAGAAGTCAATAGCTCTAAACAGTAAGTATAAGACGCTAGGCGATTTCGATACGAGATATATGTATCTCTACGGCGGTAGAGGTAGCGGTAAGTCATTCGCAGTATCCCTCTATGTAGCAAGCCTTACTTACGAGGCCGGACACAAGATACTGTTTACACGATATACTATTTCTTCTGCGTCTAAGTCTATTATACCGGAGTTTCAAGAGAAGCTAGAGATAAGCGGTAATGTACATCACTTTCATATTACAAGAGATGCGATTATAAATAAAATGACCGGCTCTCAAATAATCTTTAGTGGTATCAAGACATCGAGCGGTAATCAGACGGCTAGTCTTAAATCCCTACAAGGTATTACTACTTGGGTGTATGAGGAGTTCGAAGAGCATCCGGACGAAGAGAGTTTTGATACAATAGATTTAAGTATACGACACGCAACGATGCAGAACCGCGTAATCCTTATATCAAACGCTCTACACAAAGGCTCTTGGCAGTATGATAGGTTCTTCAATAGAGAGAAAGATGTATCGTATATCTATACAACTTATAAGGATAACCGAAAGAATCTTAATAAAAACTTCTTGTCGATAGCGGAGCGGGTAAAGGCTCAAAACATAGCTAAGTACAATAAGAACTTTCTAGGCGAGCATTATGATGATAACGACGATGCTCTGTGGAAATGGGACTTGATAAATAAAAAACATATCAACTATGAGGAACTAGACCGTATTGTAATAGCGGTAGACCCTGCGGTTACTTCTGAAAAACATTCTGATGAGACGGGCATTGTAGTATGTGGTATTAAGAACAAAGAAGGATATGTGCTAGAAGATAGAAGCGGAATCTACACGCCTAATGAATGGGCTAATGTTATTATAAGCCTCTACAACAAATATAAAGCAGACCGAATAATAGGCGAGGTCAATAATGGTGGGGACTTAATCGAAACAATTTTAAGACAGGCGAATAAAAATGTATCTTATAAAGCAGTTCGAGCTTCTAGAGGTAAAGCTACCCGCGCAGAGCCGGTTGTGAACTTATACGAGCAAGGGCTTATATACCATACAAAAAACTTTCCGGAGCTTGAGTTACAAATGACAACTTGGAATCCTAATAAACAAAAAAGTCCGGATAGAATAGACGCTCTAGTATGGGGATTTACTGAACTATTACTTAAAAACAATTCCGGATGGGTAATCTAACAAACGACATACGAAAGCAAGCCGTACAATTAGCTCGAGCTATGAGTCCGTCTTACGTAAAAGCACAAAACATTCAACAGGCTTTACTTCAATTTGTGGGTACAGATAGCCCGATAGCCTTTGATGATAACTACAAAGAATATGTCGAAAAGGGATACCTGTACAACCCCGATGTATACTCGGTAATAAACCTTATAACAAACGCTATGCGTAGTGTACACTTCTGTGTTTACGAGGTAAAGGATATGCCGAAGTTCCGGAAGTATAATAGACTACCGTCGGAAGCTAAAGAATATCAGTTAGATAAGGTAATGAGATACAAAGAGGAATCTCTTATCGAGGTAGAGTCTGACAACTTCTTGTATAAATTACTAGAGCGACCGAATCCCCTGCAAGGATGGGGTGAGTTTATAGAGAACGTAATGGGTTATAAATTCATAACGGGTAATAGTTTTGTTCATGGGGTAAAGCTTGAGAACGGCGCGAACGCGGGACTAATAAACGAGCTATGGCCACTACCCGCTCAATATATGCGAATAAAAGCAAGCGGTAAGGGCGAGGGTGTTATCATTGGGTACAAGCTAGACCTAACCGAAGGCTCTACTTCTACATCTAGTGTGTCATTCGAAGCGGATGAAATTATGCACCTTAAGTATTGGAACGCTGACTACGACGGAGACGGTAGCCATCTATATGGTTTATCTCCTCTACGCGCCGGAGCTAGGGTTGTAAGACAATCAAACGATTCCTATACCGCGCAAATGGCACAACTTCAAAACTCCGGAGCTATGGGTATCTTAGCAGTAGAGCCGGACTCAATGACGGAAGAGCAAGCGCGACAATTAGAGCGGGATTACAATAAGAAGTATACGGGAGCTTTTAATAGAGGCAAGATTGTTATAGCCGGAGCTAAGATGGATTGGAAGCAAATAGGACTCTCTCCGGTAGACCTAAACATTATAGAATCTCAAAAGATGAGCTTACGAGATATATGTAATGTGTACGGTATAAACTCTGCCTTACTCAATGACCCTGACAACAAGGTTTATAATAACGTACAAGAAGCCCGCAGAGCGCTCTATATGGACAAGGTAATACCCGAACTCGATACCTTTAGAGATGAGCTTAATAGATGGCTTACCGCGTCCTATAACGAAAAGACAGGAAAGAAGTATTACATAGACTATGACTTAGAGAGTATACCGGCTATACAGAAAGACATGAAGCTAATACTCGAACAAATCAAGGATGCTTGGTGGATTACCGCTAGTGAGAAGAGAATAGCTATGGGTTACGACGATGACCCTGCAATGAAACAGTATTTTATACCGGCCGGACTTATACCCTTCGGAACTCAAACAGATGAGCAATTAAAAACATTAACTAGCTATAAGGCAGAGAAAACATATTCGAACTATCCGGAAAGCGCTAGGAACATAGCTAAGAGGGCTATCAAGTTTACAGAGGAGAATCCTAATGATTGTGCTACTCAAGTAGGAAAAGTAAGAGCGCAACAAATAGCGAAGGGCGAAGCCTTAACACTAAGCACCGTTAAAAGAACATATAGCTTTCTCTCTCGGTCTAAAGTATACGATACAGGGAGCTTTACTAACGACAAAGGCAAACCGGTTTGTGGCAGTATCTCTTACGCATACTGGGGAGGCTCTCCTATGTTGAAATGGGCTAAGAAAATAGTAGAGGAAAATGCCTAAACCTAGAACAGGAGAAACAGAGCAAGACTTCCTAGAGAGGTGTATACCCGATGTTATCGGGGAAGGCGCTAGCGGAGACCAAGCAGTAGCTATATGCTTAGCTTATTACGAAGATGAAAAGGATGAGTTTAAAGACTGCGGATGTGGGTGCGGGGATTGTGCCGAAGAAAAAGCATATAACGTTCCGGATGAGGACATAATACAATACTACAAAGCCTTTGATAATCGGCGGAACTCGTTTCAAAGAAAGTACGCGACTAAAACATATCAAGCGCTACTCAAACAACTAAAACCTGTATTAGAGGCTAATAGCGTACAGGATATGCGCACAACGCTATCAAGTTTGCCCGTAGAAGAGCTATACAAAGAATTATATACCGACGTAGGGGATACGTTCGCGCGTCTCTCATACGAGAATCTAAAGGGATATAAATATCTTACTACAAAAGCGATTCCTTCTTGGATTCAGCAGATGATAAACTACGCGCTCAAGAGTCGGCGCATTGCGGATGTAACACAGAATACGCAAGACGAAGTAAGTAACGAGATTGTAAAAGCCTTAGAGAAGGGACTAGGAGAACAAGATACAATGAAAGAGATTGTAGCTAATACCCTTATAACCTCACAACTAAGAGCGGAGCGTATAGCTAGAACAGAAATAATAAGCGCAAGTAATGCAGGTAGTTTAGAAGGAGCGAAAGCTAGCGGTCTTAAACTTAATAAGAAGTGGATTACTACTCCGGACGATAGAACAAGGGAATCACATAAAGCGGAGAATATAGGACAAGCTATTGTACCACTCGAAGAAAAGTTCTTTATAGACGGCGAGTATCTAGATTATCCTGGCGACGTAAACGGCTCTGCAAAGAACGTAATTAACTGTAGATGTACACAAGTTTACATAAACATATAAAAACGATACATTAGTACTATGAGTTTAATGGATACACTTCGCGATAAAGCTAAAGAGCATAACGATAAGGTAGGAGATGTTGCCTCTAAGAGGACTTCTGCAGGTACTCTTAAGAAAGTATACGATAGAGGTATCGGTGCTTATAGAACGAATCCTCAATCAGTAAGGCCTAATGTAACAAGCGCATCTCAATGGGCATTTGGGCGCGTGAATAGCTTCCTCTATGTTTTAAGGAATGGCAAGTTTAGAGGGGGTAAACACGATACAGACCTATTACCTAAAGGACATCCTATGGCATCAGATAAGCAAAGTAGAAAAGAGCCTCAATTATCATATTTTAGAACACAAGAAGAAGCTGAAGAGTACGCTGAATTTCTAGGTTGTACGGGAACTCATACTCATACACTAGACGGTGAATCGTATTATATGGCTTGTTCATCACATGAAAGAAACCTAGAGCTAGAAGATATGCGACAAGGAAAAAAGAGTTATCAGTATAAAGGATTCGATGCCGAAGTACGAGATGTCGATGTAAAAACTAGAACCGTAACGGGATACTTTGCACAGTTCGGTATGGTTGATTCAGACGGTGATTCTATTATGAAAAATGCTTTTATGAAGAGCATACAAGAGAATGGTCCGAATAGCGGTAAGCCTAGAATCATGCACCTTTATCAACACGATACAAAGATGCCATTAGGGAGACCTAAGGTATTAGTAGAAGATGAATATGGTTTATACTTCGAATCCGATATTGTAGACACTACCTATGGTACAGACGTTCTTAAGCTTTACGAAGCAGGTGTAATCAATGAGCATAGTATAGGATTTCAAACAGTACGGGCTACTCCTAAAGATGGATACAATCAAATAGACGAGGTAAGGTTATTCGAAGGCTCTACTGTAACGTTCGGCGCTAATGAGAACACGCCGTTTACAGGATTTAAGAATATGACACCCGATAAAGCTATAGAGCGGGTAAAGAATATGACCTCTGCGGTCAGAAGCGGTACTTTCACAGATGATACATTTCACCTGTTGGAAATACAACTAAAACAACTTGAACAATTTATCATAGACCAACTAATACCACAGGATGAAGATTCGCCGGTAGAATCCACGAAGTCCGAAGTCTTGCCGGAGCAGGTCGATGCAGTGTTCGAGGCTTTTGCACTTAAATTATTTAACCCAAAAATCTAATAAGATGGATACAGTACAAATATTAGAGGAGAAGCTACAGAAGCTTGGAGAGCATATCGACTCAAACATCGAGCAGGCTCTAGAGGCTCAAAAGTCTAACCTCAATACAGAACTAGATAATCTCAAAACAAATGAGATTAACGGCCTTGTAGAAAAGTATAATAAACTACAAGAGCAAACAGACGCGATAGAGTCAGCTTCTAAGCGTAAAAGCGCAGACTTCGCACCTAAGTCTTGGATTGGCGACATGGTCGGTCAAATCAAGAGTGTTGAAGGATTCGCTAATCAAGTACGGTCTAACAAAGGAGTGTCTTTCAATGTTCCTATGTTTACTAAAACCGGAACTGTACTAACCGGAGCAAGCGACTTTGTAGACTCTACAACTTCTGCAAACGTAGTAGTGCCTGACTATCAAACAGACATTATTTATGAGCCAGACCGTCCTTCTCACGTTCGACAGTTTTTACCCGGTGGTACAACTACTTCTGATGTAGTACGGTATATTCAAGAGACTTCTCTTGTAGACGGTACTGCCATGAAAGTAGAGGGAGCGGACGCAGGTAATACTACCTTCGACTTAACTTCTGCTGATGCGCCTGTACGAACTATTGCTAGCTTCGCGCGTATTTCTAATGAGATGTTAGATGATGTAGCAGGATTAACTGCTTATTTATCTGCGCGCCTACCTAAGAAAATCAAAGTAAAAGAAGATAACATATTGTTATTCGGTTCTGATTCACCGGCTTTCTCCGGTATTACCGAAGTGGCTTCTGCTTACGTTGATAGCTTAGCTGATGCTAACGTGAACCGGTTCGACATTCTTATCAAAGCTATTGCTCAAGTAAGAGATGGCGAGTATCAAGCAAATGCGATTATGGTACACCCCGATGACTACTTTAATCTATTACTGATTAAAGATGCTCAAGGACGTTACCTAATGCCGGATAACTTCCGTATGGGTAGCCAAGTTCCTACTATTGCAGGTGTACAATTAGTACCTAATACCGCGATGACTACTGACAAGTTCCTTGTAGGGGACTTCTCTTTAGGCGCTCAGGTATTTGACCGTCAACAGTCAAGCATTCGTTTCTATGAGCAAGACCAAGATAACGCTATCAAAGGTGTTATTACTGTTGTTGCTTCTGAAAGACTTGCAATGCCTGTTTACAGACCGACTGCATTTATCTACGGAGACTTCTCTGATGCCCTAACTGCAGGAGCTTCTTAATCGAAGCTAATTGATTGATAAGAGGGGATGGTATTTAATTACTGTCCCCTTTTTTTTTGCATAAAAATCGGTCTCCTTGTATACAGAATCGTCGATTGTGAAAATAATATAAAAAAAATTTGATATAGGTCTTGACTCGTATATTAAATATTTACTATATTGATTCAACAACTTAAACGAACTACTAAACAGATGAAAACATATACATTAAATACTTTACAGAACGAAAACTTTAAAGCAGAAGATTTAACTTCAGAAGAATACTATTTATTAGTTAGTCTACCATATAATAGAAAGGCCGGATACTTAGACGACGTACAAGAGAAGCTAACCGGAGATAATATTACAGAGGAGCTAAACAACATATTACATAAGCTACCACTTATACAAGTAACCGAAACAGTATTTACAGAGGACGATTTCTTATACCATAGTATTTTCGAGGGAGACGTACAATTTTACAGAGTATACGTCAACGACATCTTATTACTTATAGATACTCAAGGTTATACTTACGGACGTTACGCGCTAATCTTAGACGCAGAGCAATCAGATTTTAAGACAGTAGAAACAGATAACTTAGATTACAACGAAATTATAGCTCAAAAAGACAGTACAATAATAGACTATAGTAAAACTATAGCCCTAAAAGACAATACAATAAAAGAGCTAGAACACACTATCGACATACTAATCAAAAAGAACAATCAGCTTAAAGAGTTCATAACTACAAACTTTTAAAAAACTTCTGTTAAGTAGATTTACAAAAGTTAGGCCTTGACCGGTCTAGCTTTTTTTATGTCTTTAAACCAATTACCAATCGTAATCAAAAATAGGTACATTTAAAACATAGCAACCTCTCACCGAATATTAAAGAATGGAAACGTATACGCAGATAGCAACGAGAAACACCGGACAGACTCTAGGGTATACTAAAAGCATAAACTCAACTACAGACGAGGATATTGTAACACTAGCCGAAGTCAAGAGTTTTATGAGTATTACACATAGCGACGATGATACATTGATAGATACATTACTAGAGATGGCCATAGACTTAGCGGAGCGATATACCGGTCTAATGATTTACCGCAGAACGCTTACGCTTGAATACACTCAATATGCGAGCGCCGTACTTTTACCTTGGCCACCTCACGTATCTATTGACGCAGTAAGAACTAAGACACTCGGAGAAGAAACAACATTAACATCGGACGAATATTTCATAACCGGTCAAGACCAAAAAACGCTTCACCTTAAAAACGCAGTATCATACGAGGGATTAGAAGTAGATTTAACGACTGGCTATGGAGCGTCCGATGTACCGGCTTCAATCAAGGTGGCTTTAATGAAAACCACACTAAGTCAGTACGAAGATAGAAACAACGTATCGGGTGTTACACCTTACTCTATGCCGAATGATGCGAAAACTATTCTAAACCTATACAGACGGAGAAGCATTTGAAACGTAAGTTTAGATATATTGGCGACTTTAAATATACGGCACAGTTTCAAAAACAGGGTCGTACTAGCGATGGTGCAGGGGGTTGGACTAACTCTTGGTCTACGGACGAGACTACAAGATGTCAGATAACGCCGGTATCCGGCTCACAAGGACTTGA